CTCATCGTTTACAAACTTACCTGTTCCACCAGAAGTAAGAGAAATACGAGTTCTTGGATAATATGCTTTCATTGTATCATCAATTTCTGCTACACCAGTTTCAATAATTTCTGAAGAGAAAACATATTGTTTCATTTTCAGCGCATATACATACACATTACCTCCACGACCACGACCTAATGTGTAATACATTGCTTGATTACTTTCATGCTCAACATAAGTAATTTCGTAGATACTTGTGAGCATAGGAATGTAAATCAAATCTCCTTCACGTGGTCGTGTCAGACCATTGACTGTATAACGAAAACGGAGTCTTGAAACTAAGAAGGTTACTTCATCACGAATTTCTAAACCAAACTTAGAAATGAAATCTCCTTCACCTTCCATACCCGTAACATTTTCAAGATACATTTCAATTGGGTGAGCAGTGCGATATTCTTTGAGAACGTCTTCACCAAATAGATAATCTACTTCATCTCTTGTTGTTCTTGGTAAATAATAGACATCCAATCCATATATCTTGAGTGCTTCAATAACTAAATCTTCTACCAACAACTGTTCTGGAGTAACAGCATTGCCATTACCCAGACGAGATGGAAAATTATTGAAGTAAAAGTTAGTAGCCAAAGTTTATCCAGTAAATATTTCTGAAGGAAGTGAACCCATTTGATACATTTCTTCTTCCATTTTTGCTATTTCTTCAGACGCTTCATCATAAATTTTTTGACCGTTGAGTGTTACGCCACCAGGCATTTGAATGCCCTCAAATTTTTTCAAATTATTACCCCATTGTTGTTTGATTTTAGCTGTAGCAAGTTGTTTCAGATAACGATCATTCCATAAATCTACTGTTCCAGACAATGTGGCTGTAGAATTACTGTGAGTTAGTGTCGGTGGTCCTATCAATGTCAAACTGGTAGGAGATACGATGTTACCAACTTGTTTAGATTCTTCACCAATATTGATAAAATCAAAAGCAACTATTTCTTGATCAAATTTTGTGCCATATCCAGTTATTGTGTTGGACGATGGATCTCCAGACATCGTTCCTGTAAGAGTTACCGTATCAGGATTCAATACACGATAGCATTCTACGATTACAAAATCTCCAGGTTGAACATCACGTGTCCAATCAATATCTAAAAACACTTTGTTTTGATGACGATTGAAACGGAACTGAGGAGTTCCTGAAAACAAAAGATTCAATGTACGCAAGTGCTGCATTGTAATCTCATACGACACATATGAAACAGATGTAAAGTCATATAGATCGTGCAAACGTAATTGATAACGTAAGTCAAACATATTGATGGATGCATTTGATTGATCAAACGGCATTATGCCTATTACAAACTGAACTGCATCTGGACAATATATCCACTGACGATTGATATCTTCTTGCGTAATTTGATGTTTCATGAATAGCTTTTCAGTGCCATCATAGTGATAGTCACGCCAAAAAGATATTGCATCATCAATCCGATCTTCTACTTGATCATCATCAACGTTGATTTCAAGAACAGGCCATCCTAATCTGCGTAGGCAGTATTCTTTGAATTGTTGTCTTGTGTTTATTTTTGCCATAGTTGTCTATTTATTTTAGTTATCCCAGAGCAATTGCAAGAGCGACTGCGCTATCAATTGCAGAGTTTGCAGCAGTAAATGCAGCATTTGCTGTATTACGAGCATACACATCAGTTGCAGAATTAGCAGCAGCAAAAGCACCGTTAGCATAAATTGCAGCAGAGTTTGCTACGTGCGATGGAGTATTTGCAGCGATTGCAGTGCCGTTAGCAAGAACAAACGCAGCATTTGCTTGAATAAATGCAGAATTACCAGTATCGTATGCGCCCTGTGTAAATCCAATTACACTTACACCATTGACGGCAAGTGTACCAAATACGTTTGTAATACCGCCAGCATTACCTATATTGATAGTTGTTGCTGCACCACCCATACGAATTGTAGTAGCGGTTGTATTAAATATTATGCCAATAAGTGATGCAGCAAGTATAGATGAAGTTGTTACAGATTGACCAAACACAGCCTTTTGTGTGTATAAAGTATCAGTTGATGGTTGATAATATAATTGAGTATTACCACCAACAACAGTATTACCTGTAGCAGAATTTGCCAATACAATATAATGTAAACCGCTGCCAGATTTTGTTTGTAAGTTTACATAGTTCGCTACATTAGATGTACCAGCAACGGTACTATTATTAGCAATTGAGTTTGCTAAATCGTATCCTGCGTTTGCTTGAATAAATGCAGCATTTGCATAAAAACCGGCAGAAACAGCTTTACTATCAGCAACGTTAGCAGCATCAAAAGCAAGACTAGCAACACCTGCAGCAGAGTTTGCTTGGATAAATGCTCCGTTTGCATAGATTGCTGCGGAATTTGCTACGTGACTTGGTGTATTAGCTGCGACTGCTGCACCATTTGCAAAATTGAACGATGAGTTTGCATGAATAAATGCGCTATTAGCATAAGATGCTGCCGAGTTTGCAACATGACTTGGCGTGTTTGCCGCAATACCAGCAGAGTTTGCTGTTGCAAATGCAGAGTTTGCATATTGACCAGTTGTGTTCTGTGCAGAAAATGCAGACTGTGCGTGAAGTATAGCAGCGTTAGCTTGAATGAAACCAGCATTTGCATGACTAAATGCTGCATTTGCTTGTAAAGTTGCAGCATTTGCGACAATGAAAGCAGCATTAGCATAACTACCTGCTGTTACTGCTTTTGAATCGGCTGTATTTGCAACGATAAATGCAGCGTTTGCGTGATTGAATGCTCCGTTGGCTACCGTAAATGCCGAGTTTGCATAAGTTGCTGTTGCACCCGCACCAACATCTTCGTATGCAACACCATCAGTTGTATACTTCCACTTCAGTTCACTTTCATTCCAGAGTAAGTAAACATTTGCAGAAGAACCACGATCAACTTCTAGACCAGCATTGAGTGTTGGTGCAGCAGTCTGATCAATTGCAGCATTCAGTGTAATAATGTTATCTGCAATCAGAACAGTTTGTGTGTTTGCATAAACAGTATTACCAACAATAACAAGATTACCAGTAATCGTAACATCACCAGTAATTTGACCACCCGTGTTTGCATTCAGCGAATTGTTTGCACGAACATAAGCTGCATTTGCATGACCAAACGAAGAGTTTGCATGAATGAATGCAGCATTTGCGTAATTACCTGATGCTACTGCTTTACCGTCGGCAACGTTAGCTGCAACAAATGCGCCATTTGCATAGACAGCAGCAGAGTTTGCAACATGTGACGGAGTGTTAGCGGAAATTGCTGTACCGTTTGCAAGAACAAACGCACCGTTAGCATAAATCGCAGCAGAGTTTGCAACATGACTCGGTGTATTAGCAGCAATTGCAGCCGAGTTAGCTTTATCAAATGCGCCGTTAGCATATGTACTAGCCGAGTTCGCAACATGACTTGGTGTATTAGCAGCAATGGCAGCAGAATTAGCAGTATCAAAAGCGCCGTTGGCGTATACGCTGGCTGAGTTAGCAACATGTGATGGTGTATTTGCTGCAATAGCAGTACCATTTGCAAGAACAAATGCACCATTTGCGTAGATAGCAGCGGAGTTTGCTACATGTGATGGCGTATTGGCATAAATTGCAATTGTGTTTGCTGAATTGAACGCAGCATTAGCATATGTTCCAGCGGAATTTGCATTAGCACTGACATCATTAGCAAATACAAAAGCAGCATTGGCATGTATGAATGCACTATTTGCGTGTATAAACGCGGCATTAGCATACTGACCAGTTGCGTTCTGTGATTGATATGCGCTATTTGCATGAATGAATGCAGCATTAGCATACTGACCAGTTGCATTCTGTGATTGATATGCGCTATTTGCGTGTATAAACGCCGCATTTGCATACTGACCAGTTGCATTCTGTGATTGATAAGCAGCGTTTGCTTGAATGAATGAAGCATTCGCTGTATTATATAATACTTTGATTACATTTGCAGAAGTCAAAGTCGCAAATGTTATGTTGCCTGCACCATCAGTTCTAATATATTGATCATCAGAACCTCCAGTGATGTGAACATTCGCAATTGATCCTAATAGAACACTCTTTGAGAGACTTATATCAACATTCGCACGAACATTGATTGTGTTGCTTGAACCGATGATACGCATCTGTTCATTCTCTTCATTCATACCACCAGCAGCAAATATAACATCATTCTGTGGCAAGAATGTGCCTATTACAAGATCACCACCACTTGTAGATGTGTTACCGTGTGTGTAAAGATAACCATCGTTTGGTCCAACTAATGTAAATTCTGGATCAGCATGTTCACTGCTACCGATACCCATATTAATATAAGTATCATCTTCATTACCGTTATCAGCAGTAGCAACATAATCACCAGACGCATCAGTTCCACCATTGATGTTTTGAATGTTTATTTGCGAATAATTATTTTCATTTGTTGATGCTTGAAAAACTGTGTGAGGTTGATAATCATATCCAGTTGGAATACCAGCATACAGTGCATTATGACCATTGGATGCATAGCCGAAAAACTGACCGCTATTACCAGTAATCGTTACAGATGTAACATTACCTACAAAGTTGACATTGCCTAAAACACTAAGATCATTTTGAATTGTTACATTACCAGAGATCGTACCACCAGATGAACTGAATCTTGTGTTTGCAAAAGTGTACGCTGAATTAGAATGTATGAATGCAGCATTTGCGTAATTGCCAGTTGCATTCTGACTTTCATATGCACTGTTAGCATGTGCGAATGATGCATTTGCTTGTATGAATCCACTGTTGGCGTGAATAAACGCACCATTTGCTACAGTAAACGCGGCGTTTGCATACTGCCCTGTTGTATTCTGAGACTGATAAGCAGAGTTCGCATGAATAAAACCAGCATTTGCTTGAGTCAATGCTACATTTGATTGTGCAAATGCAGAGTTTGCATATGAGCCAGCAGAGATTGCTTTTGAATCGGCTGTATTAGCAGCAATGAATGCTCCGTTTGCATATACACTAGCAGAGTTTGCGACATGCGATGGTGTATTTGCAGCAATTGCTGTACCGTTTGCTAATTCAAATGCAGAGTTTGCATGAATGAAAGCAGCATTTGCGTAGTTACCTGACGCTACTGCTTTACTATCGGCAACGTTAGCTGCAACAAATGCAGCATTAGCATGATGATATGCTGAATACGAAAATACATTTACTGTGTTTGCAAAATCAAATGAAGAATTTGCATGAATTAACGCAGCATTGGCGTATTGTCCAGTTGCATTCTGAGATTGATAAGCAGAATTGGCGTGTATAAAAGCAGAATTTGCATATTGACCGGTTGCATTTTGAGATTGATATGCACTGTTTGCATGAACAAATGCAGCATTGGCGTATTGACCAGTTGCATTTTGACTTTGATATGCGCTATTTGCATGAATGAATGCAGCATTTGCATACTGACCAGTTGCATTCTGTGATTGGTATGATGCATTTGCGTGAATGAATGCTGCGTTAGCTTGAATAAATCCAGAGTTTGCGTGAATGAATGCAGCATTCGCATATTGACCAGTTGCGTTCTGACTTTTATATGCAGAGTTTGCATGAATGAATGCACCATTCGCTACCGTAAACGCAGCATTAGCATACTGACCAGTTGCATTCTGTGAGATATATGCAGCATTTGCATGATCAAAAGATGCATTTGCTTTGATGAATGCAGAGTTTGCATAGTGTTCAGCATCAGCAGAACCAATATCAAAATAACCTACGCCATCATTTGTTACTGTCCATTTATTTGTAGTTTCATTCCAAAGTAAATAAACATTTGCTTCTGAACCACGATCAACTTCAATACCAGCATCTAGTACAGGAGCAGATGCTTGATTGATAGCAGCATTGAGTGTGATGATATTATCACCGATCAAGACCGTCTGTGTGTTGACGTATGTGGTATTTCCAGTAACAGTCAGATTACCAGTAATGCGAACATCACCAGTTACTGTGCCGCCAACGTTTGCATCTAAAGAATTGTTTGCACGAACGTATGCAGCATTTGCATATTGACCAGATGCATTCTGTGAAATATAAGCAGCATTTGCTTGTGCATATGCAGAGTTTGCTTGAATGAATCCAGAATTAGCATGGAAGAAACTTGAATTAGCTTGAGTAAAGCCAGAGTTTGCATGATTGAACGCTACGTTTACGTGATTATAAGCGCCGTTTGCTTTAGCAAAAGCACCGTTAGCGTTTGCGAATGCAGCATTTGCCATTGCAAGCCCAGCGTTTGCGTTTGCAAAAGCTAGTGCAGAAAAGACACTCAAATCTACATTAGAAGCAAAAATGTAGTTAGAGAAAATTGCATTTGCACCCGTAATGCTACCATTTGTGCCTGTTGTTGTCAGACTATTTGATGTAACATTACCAACAACAATTACATCACCAGTGATTGTACCACCAACGTTTGCATTCAGTGAGTTGTTTGCACGAACAAATGCAGCATTACCTGTATTGAATGCAGCGTTAGCTTGAATAAATCCAGAATTTGCATGATTGTAACTTGCATTCGCTTTTGCAAAAGCACCGTTAGCGTTTGCAAAAGAGGCATTTGCATGATTGAATGCAGAATTTGTTTTTATGAACGCAGAATTTGCGTGGATAAATCCACCGTTAGCGTGATTGTATGCAGCATTAGCTTGGATGAATCCAGAATTTGCGTGATTGAATGAAGCGTTTGCTTGATAAACTGCGCCAACAAAAGTAGGTAAAAGTGTATTTGATAACGTGAAGTCTAAAACTTCACCATCAAATGTTGCTATGCCGCTTGAATTGCTGATCGTCAAACCACCGATATTCAGTGTGCCTGGTCCTAAGAACAATGAATGCCAACGATACTCTGTGTTACCTAAATTCCATGTGAGATCACTATTTGGGGTAATTGTACCGCCAACAGAAATATTACCTGTAACTAGACCACCAACATTTGCATTGAGCGAATTGTTCGCACGAATGTATGCTGCATTTGCATGATGATATGATGAGTTAGCTTGGATGAATCCAGAATTAGCGTGATCAAATGCTGCGTTTGTTTTTATGAACGCTGAGTTTGCATGAATGAATCCTGCATTTGCTGTATTGAATGCAGGTTGAATTTGTGGAAATACATTATTAGCAGCAGCAAAGGATGCATTCGCATGATCAAATGCTGCGTTAGCTTTGATGAATGCTGAGTTTGCATATGATGCAGTTGCAGAACCACCTAGATCATCGTAACTTGTTCCGTCATTTGTAAATTGCCATTTATCAGCAGTCTCATTCCAAAGCAAATAAACATTTGGTTGTGCGCCACGATCAATTTCAATACCAGCATTCATTGTCGGTTGACCCGACTGACTGATTGCAGTATTCAATGTAATGATATTATCGCCAATCAATACTGTAGGAACGTTTGCTGCAATTGAACCACCAATGATGTTTAGATTACCTTGAATCGTAATATCACCAGTGATTGTGCCGCCAACATTTGCATTCAGTGAATTGTTCGCACGAATGAACGCAGCGTTTGCTTGTGCATATCCAGAAGTTTGACGAGTAAATAAATCATAACCACCAATTGCAATCGCTCCGTTACTGTCTGGAGTACCAATGAATAATGTATTGCTTGTATATGAATATGCTGGTTCACCAACATTTAGTTTAGTTGGTGTGCTTGTTACTAACGAACGTTTTATTTGAATAGATGAATTTGCCATTTTTTTAGAGCTTAGAATGTGCCGCCGTCAATACTAGTAACAGCCGCAGAGGCAATTTTGAATTCGTACCGATTATTTGCTGAACTAAAAACTAATGATTCGCCATCTTCAACACCTACAGTTGAGACATCATTGATTTCAGCAAGAGTAATATTTGGTTTAGGAGCAAAATCAGATGCAGCAAGTGTAGTTCTATTTGGTTGCTGTACTGTAATTGTTCCTAGTGTGTTGTTTCTGAGTGAAACAGAGCCTAATGTCAATGGCATTTATTACCTCGTTACAGATGGTAATACAATTGCTGTACCTTCAATAACTCTAGTTTTTGAATTGTCTGTGCTATTTGTAATGACTAAATCGTAGACATATCTTCCTGGAGTAAGCAATGCAGTATTTGCCGCAGTCATTGTCAATGTTATTTCGCCATTTGCATTACCCGTGATTGTTGCTGCAAGTGTATTTGCAGATGAAGAGTAATAAGATTTGCGGAGCTGAGATGCTGCTGAGTATGTGGTCAAATTCACTGCATCACCCTGTGCATCATTTACAGTCACGACTGATGTTAGATTAGCACCTTGCTCAAGTGTAAGTTCCAAATAAGCTGCCAAAGTGTTTTCTCCTTTTATTTGTAGTATTTAGTCAAATGTGGAATTGGTAGAAACAAAAAACCCCGCCGAAGCGGGGTTGAATAAATTGAAAAACAATTATTGATTAACGGAAAACTTGGAAATAAACAAATGCGGCATCTATACTGGCGGCTTCCGGATTTGGCCTAGTTGAAATGCGATATGAAGTTGTTGTGAGTGTTACTTCAGGAGTCAAAACTACGCAACCGGCATTACCTATAGGCCTTGCTCCTGCATTTACAGAATAATTTATGTCCGGCATTGCTTGTGTAAAATTAATCGTATATTCGCCAGTACCGTTATCCGTAATACTAGACACATTGAACGCCGCACGAATTGCTACAGTGCCAGTACCGTTAAAGTTAACCCATGCTTTACACAATCCAGGTGCAACATCATCAGCCGTTACAAGCTTATTCGGCTCAACGAATGATAGTCTTGTATTCGTTGAGGTATTTGCAGCAGCCGTTGAAAGAATGATTGTGTTTGCGTTGACAACCGAAGAAACTGTCGTACCATATCCAAAACCTGCACCATACACAATCATACCTGCACTGATCGTTCCTGTATTAGATGTAAAGGTAACTGAAGTGTTTCCTACAGCAGTATTTGCATTTGATGTCGTAACATTATAAAGATTGTTCTGTGTTGCAATCAAATTTGGCGACAGCATACCATAGGTTACAGTGTTTGCAGTCAGTTGCAGACCATTTGTGTTTGCCAATAAAATTATTTGACCAGTGTTACTTACTATTTGAAAAGTATTACCTGAATCAAGCTGAATTTTATCTACAACAAGAGTACCTGCCATTATTCTTCCTCAGTTTCAAGTGTAGGCCATGTCAACGAATATACAACTTGCTGAAGTGCTTCAACATCATCTGCTTCATTGATAGCAGTTTCATTTGTTTCTGCTGAAGAAATAACTGCTGCACGATACGTTGCAATCGCTGTAGGAACATTGACTTGACGTTCAATCTTTCTGATAATCATCCAATCAGTAGGCGCTAACAATTTGTTTGAAGTATCTTTGACCTGTGCAACAAAAGATTCTTTGAGCGTTTCAAGTGGACGTGGATTATTCTTTTCGCCATTCCAGTAAAACCGATCATCTTCACGAACAGCATCACCGACTTCAGTAATTCCGATTGCAGCTTTTTCTGCTGCTGAAGAAAGTCTGAGCCAGTTGGCTGGATATTGAATACCGTTTACTGTAAATGCTACGTCTGTTGATAGAGGTTTGTCGTTCAGTAAAAACATTTTTTTGTTCCTATGTTGTTCTTTATTTAGTCACGATATTGGTTATCTAGCAAGAGCGTTTTTGAATGGGGCTTCAGCAAAAGCCATATAGATATACGTCCAACCTGAATTATTTGCGTATTCTGAATTACGTCTTGGCTTGAATCCGTTTGATAAAATGTCAATACCATTTGTATCTGTAAACTCAGCAATGGAAGCACTTGGAAACAATTCTAAAACTGAAGCATTTGATGTATTTCTTGCTGTATCCCAAATTGTCCAGACTGTACTTGATGTGGAGTTGCTTGAAGCTTTTACCAGTACAAAACGAGGACGGAATCCTGTGTATATAAACGGTCCATCAGTAGATCCGTTACCTGTGTAGCTGCCAAACTTGGAGAAGCCTGCGACTTCGGAGAATAAGTATGCTATTGAACTTTCAGATGCAGGTATTGCAGCAGAGCTTGAACCAAATGTCGTTGATGTCGGCGCTGGAACGGCTGTCCCTAAAGTACCGACAGCATTTGTATTGTTTAAGTTAAGATACGCTGTTGTCATGTTTGCCAGCGAAGTGTGAAATACTGTCCAGTTTGCAGTAGTCGGACCACGACCTTTCAAGATAATCATTGCCGGCGTTACGCCAAGGTTGTGATTGAACGATGCGCTGCTTGCCGTGTTTGTAAACGTCACAATGTCAAAGCCCTGCGTTGCACCTTTTTGCCAAGTCCAACCAACATACGTGCCACCGCTGGCATTAACTGAGTTATCGCTGCCAACTGTAAATGTGTTTCCATCGAATGCTTGAATGATGGTTGTTCCAGTTGCTTCTGCATCAGTCGCATTGGATTTTAGATGTTTATTTCCACCGGTAACTGAATTAGCAAGACGGTTATCGTCAATGCCGTTGCGCTTTTTGACCCATGCAAAGTCAACTGTTCCAACATTTGCTGTGATTGCTCTGCTTGATGCGCCGTCACCACTCCACAATATCGTATCAAAATACCGATTGCCCTTCAGGATAGTCGGCTGTGGCAGATTCAGCGTGTTCAGTGCTTTAAAGCCTGTTGGTGGTGTATATGTGAATGGGCGCTGACCGAAGTTGGCGACATATGTTTGTGCATTACTGCTTGTGCCGTTGAAAAAAGCTGGGATAATTGGTTTTCCAAACAAGTTTGTACTAAACGCCACTCCTTGTGAAACGCCATTTTTATAGAACGACAATGATCCTGTATCAGCGTCATATGCGACACCAATAACATCGTTTGTTGTAAACGATGCTCCGTATGATGCGGCAGTATTATTGTAGTAAGTCTGTCCTGTACTATAATAAGCCCACCCGTTTGTCGTAGTATAGGTTCTGTTCGTTGCAGCCGCAGATTGATCTGAAACACCTATCATTGACGAAAACACAGATCCGTTGGTTGGTACAACTTCCCAGTACCACTTTCCCACAGTCATTACAAAATTACCAAATGCTGAAGACGATGTTCCAGCAGGCACGGACAAGTTTAAATTTCCGCTAGTAAGTGTGCCATTATTATTATCAATAGGATTCAACGTTGCATAATTCCCTCGCCCATTACCTCCATCACCAAACTGTGTAGGTACATCCAACATTGAATCGTAAGTTGCACCAGCAGTTACGCTGATGTTGTTCGGTGTCCAGTCGTTCCCGTTGCCGCTATAGTCTTTACCAATCGCTGCTGCTGTTGCTGCGCTGTTGTCAGAGAAGTTTAGATAGAAGCCGTTCGTTCCGTAAGTGCCAGTATATTTTTTTGGTTGCCACACACCAGTAACAAGACTAGTTTCACCGAACGAAGATGGCGTTAATGCTTGACCGTCGATGAAGTTAATCTCGGTTAGGTAGCCATCATATTTTCCCGGATCAACAGTTTGATACGCATAATTCCCAATGTAATGAACATTGTTGCTATTGATTAATCTATAAGTTGTAGAAAACGACGAGCTATTAATAACTTGTTGGTTATTTACCCAAACTATCATACTTGATGTAGGGGCATCAAACTTCATTACTACATGATACCAAGCAGATGGGTCACGAAATACTGCTGTTGAGGTCACATTAACTGTGTAATTTGATGCGTTACTATACTGGTAATACCACAATCTATCGCTTGAATCAAAAGCAAGCACGGATTGAGTATATGTGCTTCCAGTAATACATGAACTAAATAGAGTATTGAACGCCCCTAAAGTTCCGCGCTTTGTCCATGCGCTGAATGTCCATTGTGTTGTAGACCCCGAAGCACCTAAAGTTCTGTTTAGGTATCCAGTATTTGACCGCAGACGCACAGAGCGTTGAATTCTATAACCTAACCGATTACGATGTCCACCTGCTGCTGTTGCAGTAGCTAAATTAAATAATGAACTCATTAGACTAGACCAGTGATTGCGTCAACAATAATTGTTGTTGAGTTTGCGACATAATATGTGAGTAAATCAATTGCATTGACTGCTGTTGATAATGTAGGTGCTGAGTTTGACTGAAACTTGTAGTACGAACCATATGAAATTGTATTTGATCCAAGTGTCTGACGAACAAAGATACAACCTGATTGACCTGTTTTGATGTTAGTTGGATTTGCTAATGTAGCGTTGTTTGCAAGACCGACTTCAAAATTGTTCGCTGCATTCAAATCAAGTGTGATCGTACCGCCAGCATAAGTGATTCCAGGAACAGTCGTGCAGGGCGTTGATCTTGCGCCACCAGTCAGCGTCAATCCGTTGTCTGTCGTTATTGCGTCTATTTTAAGTGAACCTGCCATTTTGTTTTCCTAAAAATTAAATTATTACCCAAACAGCACCATTGGACACGGTTACTGTTCTGTTATTTGCAATTGTCAATGGTCCAGCGGAACTTGCATTGTATAGTGTGGGAATCGTAACGTTTTCTGAGATTGTGTTTGGATTGATCCGAATGATACCATATGTATCTGCTGATAAGTACGGATTTGTCAGAACACGATTACCTAAGTAAACAACTTCAATGTTATTTGAACCCGCTGGCGGTGCTTCAGTAAACACAAGTTTACCTGCAATGAGTGCATATGAATCTGTTTTCTGTTTGACACCAGAAATTGAAACGATAACCGACGGTTCGTTTCCGTGTGGATACGCTAGATTATATTCAGTCGTAGAACCATCACCTGAAAAGTATTCAGATTGGAACGATCCGTTAACGAGTTGATTTCCTAAATATGACAAAGTATGTCCTTTTTTTCTTTATTTATTCTGGTGTTTCTGATTCATCAGCAGGTTCTGGTGTGTTACCCTCAGAGAGCCACGCGACAAACTCAGGATAGTCAGCGGTGCAAGTCAGGCGGCATTTTCCATCATCATCAATGCGGGCATATATTTGCTGCTCATTTTGAATAGTAAGTATTTTTTTAAAAATCATCATAACTCCGCAGAGAAACCAAGATAGCCGTTTGCCGAATTTGTCCTAAGAGCAGTGGCATTACCTGCGCTCAATCCAGTGGATACAATGCAATCCACCATACCCATACTATTGGTTGTAGAACCAGCGAACACAGGAACAGAAGTCAACGTCAAAGTTGATGTGCCCGCGTTAAACAGGTGATAATCAGACGCAGTTCCTGATTGCTCTAGAGACGTTGGTCGCGTTCGCATAGTGACGGGAAACGGGACATAGACAATAGCACCTGATGGGGCGTACGCTTGTCCACCAAAAGCAAGCATTCTGCTATCAAAGGCTGGACTTAGCCGATAGTAATATCGCTGACACATCACTAACTCCGTACCATACGGACGATAGTCAAAAGCTGTAGCAACACTTCCTTTTTCTAGCTGAACACCTGTAACATAGAAAGTGGCTCCGTTGGTTCCGACTACGCTGGTGGCTCCTGTTGGGGCGCGAAGAGTTGATCCAGACCAAGCACCTGCCGTCCCTGAAACAGAAGCACCTGCTCCCATGTTGAAGTTCACTACGATGCCACCGCTGGTATCGGTCGACCATGTACCAGTCGTGTCGCCGGGAATGGTGATGGTTTTTGTCTCAAACGCATTGGCTGCGCTGATCGTATAAGTAAACGGATAAACGCGGTCAGTTGCACCGTTAGAAATTGTCCCGCCAAAAGTGCCTGTCAAAGAAGAACGCACCCGAAAAGACAATGTGACAGCTTGCGCGTTTGCGGTGCCCCATCCAAGATCAGCAATATTGAAACCCTCAATGACCTGCTGGACAAAAAAGAACTCCGACGCTCCGACGGTGTAAGCCGACGAAGAAGTTACCAGTAATGAGTTGATGAATCCTGCGGGGGCAGTGGTGCTGCGTTGTACGGTGAATTTAGAAGCCGCGCTGCCATAGCAAGACCAACGATCTACGGTGTAAACGACTGAAGTGGTTTGCGTCACACTCGCACCAGCATTGCGCTGATCAATCGCCATCGCACCGTTAATAATACGATTCTTGAAACCGAACGGTGATCCAGATGAATTGTTGATACTGTCTATTGCTGTTTGAATAGCCATTTATTCTACGCTTAGTTGTTTGAGTTCGTTTGTTGTTGTTGCAGTATCAGCTAATTGTGTAATATCACGAAGACGCTGTTTCTCTGCAACAATCTCTGTTGTGTCTGCATTTGTTTCTAATGCACGTTGAAATTGAACGTCCAATGCTTCAAGCAGTGGCGCTCTTTCTGCACGAAGTCTGTCTTTAGTGATATCTTTTGCTTTGCTTAGATTTACAGTAATAGCCATTATTGACCTCCAATACCATGAGCAGCACCCATTGATGAGTCTAGTTCCCATGCGTTTCTAAATGTACGATCTTCAGGAATATCAGATGCATCAACGATCCAATATTCTTTACCTGCTGGTACATCTTTCTTTGCGATCTGCTCAATAGTCAGACCAGCAGATGGTGCAGGAACAATGATTGATACTCCACCATTTTCATTTTCAAAAATAATTCTTGAATTCATTTTTTAGGTTTCCTTTTGTGTTGATATAATCTATTTATTCTGTGTCTTTTAGCGGAAAATAGCAACGCTAAGATCATTCAGATCGTTTCCAGCATTTGCCGAATTGTTAATTTGTATTGGAATATAAGAGACCGTTTTTCCCGATGCATCCGGGCATCTAGTGTTATGGGATGGTGTTCCGCACACAGAAGAATAATTAGCATCTGGCATCGCAGTTGTAAAATTGACTGTATACGCTCCTACACCGGTATCCGTAATACTTGATACATTGAATGCTGCACGAATTCGTACTGTTCCTGTACCATCAAAATTCACCCACGCTTTTGCAACAACAGGTGATGCAACATGCGACACTAACAGTTTGTTGGGTGTATAGAATGTCAGTGATGTATTTGTTGATGAGTTTGCAGCAGCAGACGAAATTGTAATTGTATTTGCATTGACAACAGAAGTAACAACTGAACCTACGTTGATTGTTGCACCAGTGACAAACATACCAACAGTAATCGGTGCTGTATTTGACCGATAAGTTACTGAAGTATTTCCTGATGCCAGTGTACAGTTAGCAATAACTGCTTGCATATCAGTGAATGATGCAACATCATTTGATGCAATATGCGTAAAGTTCAACAGATTCATCGTCACATTACCAGATACGGTAACATCACCAGTTACACTCATACCATTTGTAACAACTGGATTTGACAGTGTTGTGCCTGGTGGAATTGCAGTGACAGTTGTTGTTGTTCTGAATCCCAAATGACGAACAGAGATCAGTGAGTTTGCTGATACAGTGCTTGTGAAGATAACGTTTTTACCTGAAAGACTGTAGTGTTCTGGTGCTCGTTGAACGATACCATCAATCGTTACAAATACTGTGTTTGCATCAGCGGGCTGTTCAGTCAAAACATACGTTCTACCTGCGCCGTTTGCAGTAAAGTTATCTGTCGTAAATAACCGAATATTGTTTGCAAGTTTATTGTAAGTAACAGAACCATCAGGTAATGTTATCTGTGCGCCTGTTTGATAATTGCGATAAACAACATAAACATTATTTGTACCTGTTGGCGGTGCTTCAGTAAATGTCAGTGATGCGCCCGAGACACTGTACGAAACAATAGGCTCTTGCTGGACATTTTCAACAAACACTTCAATATCTGTTGGAAATGACACTGCACGTGATAATGTAAATGCTGTCGTAGAAGCATTACCTGAAAACCGATCAGCATCAGAAACAGGCGCTGCTGATCTGAACGGATCAAACGGTAATGAATTTTGCCCAATGTATGCCAAAATATGTCCTTTTTATTTTACTTTGTATTTATGTAGCTTGCAGAAGTTCATGTGTTGTCACTGTTAGCGGAAAACTGAAACAAACACAGACGCCGCATCTGATTGTGTAGAGGAATCACCACCACTCGTTCTAACAGTAACCGACGTAGTTGTATATCCTTCCATCACCCTTATTTTTGAAGAAATAGATGCTGTTGATGCGGACGCATTTACACAATAGTTTACATCAGGCAATGCTTGCGTAAAGTTCACTGTGTAAATACCAGTACCATCATCTTGAATACTTGATACGTTGAATGCTGCCCGAATAAGTGTTGCAGTAGTTGTTGCAGTGCCGTTGAAGTTCACCCATGCTTTACACAATCCTGGTGCTGCAACATCCGCAGTCATCACACGATTTGGTTCAACAAAAGATATTCTTGTGTTTGTTGCAGTGTTTGCTGCTGCTGATGAAAGCAAAATTGTATTTGCATTGACTACAGAAGATACTGTAACACCTCTACCAAATCCTGCTGCATAGATAATCATTCCTGCATTGATTCTAGCAGTATTTGATGTGAATGTTACATATGAATTACCCGTAGAAGTATTTGCATTTGCAGTAACAACATTATACACATTGTTTTGCGTTGCAACTCCAGCAATAATTGAACCATCACCAAATGTTATGTTATCGCCACTATATACAATTGCCATTCTTAGCCCTTTGGATATTTGTCTTTGACTGCTTGAATCTGAGCAGCCATTTCAGCAGGAAAAACACCCGCACGAAATAATGCATCTAATTGATCACCAATAGATGGATATTCCATGACTCGTTTTTCTTGATAAGATAAAGAGTTGAAAATCTCTTGTTCTTTTTGCTGTCTAATTTCTGTTGCTTGTTCTTCAGTAATAAGAACAAGTCTTGAATCAATCCATGCATCTTGTGAACCGTCAGATTCATATGCATAAATTTCATTTGTGTTTGGGTCTTTGTAATATTTCATAATTTTTCTCAACGAAGCTCGTACCAATACGCTATGGAAAAGTTGGCAGTATTTGTTACCGAATATGACACATTGTTAGGAATGATATAAAAAAACGGTGAACCGCCACCGCCACCACTAGGAGTAAACTGGACAGTGCCAACTACCGATCCTGCAATGTTGAACACACCAGTCATATTTCCTGATGCAGTAGGACTTACAACAACCATAATAGGTCTACCTGTTGTATTTGTGTATGTAGTTCCAGTAGCACGACTTGATGTTACATTTGTCCAAGTCTGATCAGCACCGATAGGAACAACAGATGAATTCAGATTTGTTGATGTTACTACACCGCTGGGCAATCCACCACTTGATAATCCTGCTATTGTTCCGTCACCACTAAGAGTAAGTGCCATTTAGTTATTCTCCTTATTCCCACATGATGTTTATAGTGCCAGCATCAAAAGTGTCTGTGCCGTTAATAGTTACGCGAATCATACCTAAAGATGAAGCCAGTGCTTTAGCGCCAACAATCGTAGTCTCAGTATTAGTGTTACCTATAATAACGATCATTCCATCAACAACCCAAGTATTTGTCGTTGCGTCCAGTAAATCAAAAACAACTTTTCCAGTAAGCGGATATGCGGCTGACCACGTTGTAGCGTAAAGTTTAATATCACTTGAATATGCAGCACTGTATGCGTGATAGCTAACACCAGCACCACCATGCGTAACAGAATAACCAGTATATCCAGAAGTTTCTGGACTAGTTCCTGGACCAATTTGCAATACAGGCGCGTTCGTACTATTGGTTGATACGTTATTAAACATCACTGTAACACGTTTTGCCCACGACGGAATCCCTGGAAAATCAACGTATGTTCCTGATGCAGTTACCGCTACACCACTAACTAATTGACTTTGACCTAATGTACGAAATGTTACGCCGTTTTCTTGTAAATCTAAAGTAGGAGAAGAATCTGCTGTAAGTGTTGCAGTAATAATACCTGATGTTGTTGTATTTAATTTTGGCATTTACATTATCACCCATCTTGCGCCACTTCCAAGTGAAACGAACCGACCATCAATTATCGTTATCGGACCAACAGAGTATCCGTTTTCGTTTGTTTGGAATGTGTAGCTGTTATAAATTGTGTTTGAAGTTGCAATAATTGCGCTACCCAATTGAATAGCTGTGTTGGTACTTGCAGCAGTACCGATCAAGCCACCCTGAACTCTAGTAATTGCCATATTATGATATCTCCAACAGAGAAGCAATAATATCTATTGTGTTATTCGTTGATGAGTTTGCTCTCAATTGGTCTGCTGCTTCCAAGACAAGTTTCTGTTCACCACCAATTGGTACCAATGTTGAGCCAGAAAGAATTGGAACATTTGCAATGAGAACGTAATCAACGCCTGACCGACGAAGATGAATATTTGCGGTCACTGTTCCGGTTGATTTGTTGGCAATCGTCATACCAATCAGTGTGGTTTGTGTTGCAGAAGGACAGGTGTAAATCGTGTTCCCTGTCGTTTCAATGTTGACGTTTGCTCTTGATCTAAAATTGTTAGCCATTTATAATGTCCTTGATTCTTTATTTATATCTATTTATCCTAAAGCAATTGAAAATGCTACAGTCTGATCTATCGCTGCATTAGCGGCAGTAAATGCTGCGTTTGCTTGAATGAAGCCAGAGTTGGCGTGAATAAATGCGCCATTTGCTACTGTAAATGCTGAATTTGCATATTGCCCCGTGGCATTCTGACTTTGATATGCGCTATTTGCGTGAACAAATGCAGCGTTTGCATATGATCCTGCACTGAGTGCTACAGAATATGCAGAAGTAATATTCGCATAAATTGCGGTGTTTGATGAACCTACTAAGTAAACAACATTTGCTGTGTTGAGATTACCGTAGTTGATTGTTGCATTTGACAGTGTTGTGTTGCCAACGATGTTTGCTGATCCACTGACTAGAAGATCATCAAATCCAATCTCATCTAAAGATACGTTACCGCTAATTGTAACATTACCATAAACAAACAAATCACCGCCAATGTAACCGTTGCTGGTCACATTTATTGTTGCAACGTTACCAGTCAGATTGAATGAGTTTGCTTGCAGCGTATTGATGTTTGCAAGATTACGAACATTCAGTGATGAACCATCTCCCTCAATAAAGATTGAAGAATTTGCTAAAAATCCACCGCTGGTATTGTTTGTGAGATTGTTTGCAACGGCAATTAGTTCAGAAGTGGCTGATAACCATTCTTGAAATGTATTAGCGGTAGTAAGTTGATTAATTGCCATTTGGTGTTCTCATTCTTGTGAGTTCATAAAGCATATTCTTTATTTCACTCATATCGGTTTCTAGTTTGTGAACTTTGTCTTTGAGGTCATTTTTTTCTTGTAGCTGTTTTAGTGCAATCTCACGTTCAGCCAGATACTTTTCCAAACCTACTCTGTCAGTATTTAGAATAGCTTTGGAATGAGTATCTCTAATAAGACCATTGTTTCCATCAATTTTGACTAATGACATGGTTTATCCTCTCGGCAAAGCAATTGTACGAAGATCACGAATCTTTGGTACATCCGTTGTGCTTTCTCCAGACATCACAATCTTGATTGAGAACGTCTTGAACCGATCAAATGAACTTGAGCCTGATGTATATGTGACTGAGTTATTTGCTTGATTGTTGATACCAGGAGCAAATGTCAGTTCACGATAATCAAATGTATTTGTTGAAACAAAATTATTTGTGCCAGTCAATTCAGTCATCAATTGATAGTTCTTATCATCAAACTGATCAGGATCCGAACTAGAAAGAATCTTGTAGTAAACATAGATGTTTGTTCCAGGTGGACGATATGCAGTCAAATAAACACGCAAGTCACCAGATTCAAATCCATCAGCAAGTGTTACTGATCGTGTCATGTAACGAACTTTACCATTACCACCAGATTTTGAATCTTCACCGTTGACGATAACTGATGCACCATTTGCTGATGTACCGACACACAAATTACGGCTAGATCCACCTGCACCAGTCAAACCATCTCCTGTAGTCACTGTAGATGCAAATAGATTGATTGTAGGTGATGTTGTGTAACCTGAACCTCCGTTTCCTGGAAGTACCCATGTACGTGAGATTTGTCCTCCTACAACATTCGCATAGACTGTTGCACCTGAACCATTACCACCAGAAACACTCAATTGATAGAATCCATCTATCATATTCACACCAGTATTTGCAACAATGATTGAATCATTCGTTAGTGGCAAATCATTGATGAGATTTTCAATCGCAATAATATCCATTCGTGAAGAATCAATCAATGGAGAAATATCAGGATTTGTCGTTGCCATTGTTGCTTTGAGAATGAATGTATTATTGCCAGTTGTTGGATTCAATACACGACGACCGTATCCATCATTCATCTCATAGTTTTCTAACGGAATGATTGATTGATAGCCAGCCATACCACCCGTACTTTTCTCTGAATTGAACGAGTATGTGATTGATGTATTACCCAAAACAACATCCGATGTAGACAAGAATACTAAATCATATGGAACATTTGCAGTTGGATTATTAACATTGAAGTATGCAGTCGCGGATGAATCAAACTGACTGCGATACATTCTAAACATCATATCCGCGTTTTGATCAGCAACCCATGTTGAACCATTTTGTGACAAGAATAATGAACCGCCATATGGTTGTTCAGAAATTAGTGTCTGACTCTTGACATCTTTTGTACCTTTTTCTGCAACCCATACTTTATATTTGTTTGAGTTTGCAATCAGAACAAACGAATGTTCTCCTGGTTGCATATAAACGGGACTATCAAACACAAATTCGGTGTAATTTTCTGGATTATCAAAATCTGGTGCCGTTGTCAGATTAACTAGATCGGGCGTCAATGTAACCGTTGAGAATGGATAAACAACAGAAGATGAAGGATAACCATTAACTGCTGGACGAATTTGTAATGTTACAGGAACATTGTCATCTTTTTCTTCAAAACACAAACAAATCTTCTCAAGATATATACCCTGATTATGAATAACCGGTGATACCAAGAATGTTTGTGCGAGAGGATCAACATATCCAACAACCACTTTTGTAGTCGTAGATTCTGTAATCACTCTTTCATCGGTTACCACAACACGCTCAATTTCTGGAACAGTTGCAGAAATAATAGTTTCTTCTTTTGTTTGTAACAATCCTTGTGCAAAGAACGATGCATCTCCATTTGAAGTAGATGAACCCAAATCACCAGATTGATTATCAATCAAACGGAATCGTTTTTCACCCACACGGAAAGTACCAGTAGGAATAAAGAATATGCCAGCAACCCGACCATTTCGTGTTGTCTCTAAATTACCTATTGAGTATATTGATGTATTATCAGGAGTTGTTGTCCAATTGACCGAAACATTTGCTGTACGAGTAAGTGCGTTATAAGCATTCATCGTTCTTTGTTGACCCGCACCTGTACCCGAAACAATGTAAATGGTATTGCTATTTGCTGTATTTGCATACAATATTTCATTGTTTGAGCCTGATGCATCAACACGAAGTGTAATTGTGCTTACAGTTGCGGCGTTTGCGTTGGCACTGTAGTGTTCATAACCAGCAATACGAACAGAAGTTGCTGATGTAGAACCGATCAGATTTGCATTTGCAAGATTGAATGCTTTTGTTGGATTAACAGACACAACAGACAAAACTTTGTTTGATCTCTGTACAGTCAAACATGTGCCTTCAACAGTGTTTGTTAGATTATTATAAATGTTTGCAGTTTCAAAATTTCCAATTGCAGTATTATATTTGAGTCCACCTTTTACAAATATAAAACGATTTGCTTTTGCAACATATTTTGAAACATTTGTACTATCAAAAAACGAATATAATGTGCCTTCTGGTTTAAAGTTTGAACCTTTGAAAAGCACATTGCGATTACGCATATAAGGTATAATTGAAACATCAACAACACGATTGCCAACAGAACGGGTAATTGTTCCTACAGACAGAGTTTCAGAAATACCAGAACGAGTTTGACCAATTTCTTGCGTAGTAGTTGTTACTGCATATTGTGGACGACGACCGCTACCCGGAGCTTGTAGGGTTGTAGATGTTGTTGGCGTACCATATGAAATGTTTTGCCAGCTATCCCATTCAAGTTGTGTTGCTCCACCTACACGATCTATAATTTCTTGCCATGCATCTTTATCACCACCAATGTTCACAAGAACATCCGGTTTTTGGTTAACATCAATCCATGTATCAGATTTAGGATCAAGCTTGATTCTACCAAGGAAATTTACAACATTGAAAGGATTGACGTTGATTGACTTTGATGCTTTTGGTTGATCAATAAACTGAACTTCCGTTGAACCAATAGTAATGTTTGGTCCTTTTCTGCTGTGTCCTGAAGAAGTTGCGCCATCAAATGACAACAAGTGGTTTGAAATATTAAATGTTGGACGGAGTTCATTTTGTCTAATGTCAATTGCAGCATTATAATCTGTTTTTGTCACATCAGCAATTGCATGACCTTTGAACGAATCAGTAATCAGACCGTTTTTGAATCTTTGTAAACCTGTTGTATCACGAATTGTCAAGTCTTGTTTATTCAGAGTATCTTGTTCAAGCAATGACAAAGATGTGTAATACTCAAGATTTTCAACACGCTTTTCAATTGCTCCAATATCACGCATTGTGTAACGTTTGTTATCATTGTAAATGACTGAAATTTCTGCTGTATCCGAAACATACGCTGGGCTAACAAGCGTATACAAAGTCATTGAGTCTGTTTTATCTTTTGGCGGCACAGGGAAAAGATCCGGTTTGCCTTGAATAACTTCAAACGTCTTATTCTTGTTCAAAATAACTTTATCAACACGCGGTAAATAATATTGATAATCTAAATTTATATTTGAACCAACAACTGGTATACTACCCGATGAACTAAATGTAATTTCATTTGCCCTTGCCGCTGTAGTTCCAGCAAGACGAACTGGACGAAAATCTATACAATCACGCAGTTTGAATTGTTTTTGATTTGTTGAAGTATAGACTGGAATATCCGAATAATCAGGATATGAAGATACTGTAAAGTAACCATCACCCGATGATGTATAATGATCAAACCGAACGAGCAGATTACCTGTTGGTGGTGAATTATTTGATTTTAGACGAATTGATGCATGATCATAGAACGAATCTCTTTGTCCAGTATCAAGCGTGTAACGAGAAGTTACATTGACAGCAGTAGGTAAATTTGCTGTGCTGATTTCATTAGAGCCAAAATCAAAAATAGAATTGATACGAGCAACATCAGAGATGAACAATTTTTGTGCAGCACCTGGTGTTTTTACGACGGTATTGGCTAGAATATGAACTTGACCAATTGTTGGGAATAATATGACTGTGCCGTTACCAAATATATCATTTCGTGTTGTTCCTGATGTAGTCGCAACATTTTGTGCTGCATTTACGAGTGTTTTATTCTTTTGTGTTGATGTTGAAACATCAATCGTAGCAATAATATTTGCCTTGAATGATGTACCTGCACCAGTCACAGTCAATTGATTTCCAGAAATTGAGTATAAATCAGAAGATAAAACTTGTCCTGTAAAATAACCTGTTCCTGTAGGATCGGTAACAACTACAGTATAATTAGAAAGTTCCGCTAATGTTGAAGTTGCAGATGCTAATGCTTCTCCAGTGTCTAGAGCCAATGTTGCTATGCCACTTGCATTGAATGTCTGTCCTGTTCCTGAACCAGAATATAATTTTTTATATGAATAAACGAAATCAGTAATGCTATTGTTTGCAATATATTCTTCACCAATTGGGAAAACAATAGATTCAAGTTGAGAATCAGTAATAACAACATCACCAAATGTTGATGATGCATCTTTTGAACGCTCATCAATGTTTACAGCAAACGTTGGTGTAGCTCCACCAACAATCATACTTTTCGCATCATTGAAATCAAAATCAATTGTCCAAGTAGAGTTTGCTGCAACATTTGCAACTGCTGGAGCAGTTATAAATGGTTCAGAAAGCGTAACTGTTTGCGTTGTACCATTATAGTTGATAATTGTTTTTGGTGCTTCATTTGAGCCTGGACCAGAACTAATTCTAAATCTTGCACCAACATATGCATTGTTTATGTTACTGTATAAATGTCCAAGCACAGTATTTGCAATCTGAATTGATGTTACATTGATTGTGCTATTGACAGTTCCAGTAATTACATTACTTACATTTACATCAAAAAGGTAAGTTCTGTAAACATAAGTATTTGCGTTTGCCGAATTTGTTGAAGTTTCATATGCAATTGATTTGATTCGTGCAGTACCAATTTTGGTATTTGCAACATTAGCGGTAACTGTTCTATCAATACTTGCATTTGAAACGCAATGCAAATCAACTAAACTTGTACCGCCAATAGGTGGTGTACCATAAATCGTATTTGCATAAACAAAACCACCATAGTCTGCTGAAACTGCTTTGTTTCCAACACTTACTGTTGTTCTTGGTTTTTCATAAGTAATAACTGTAGGTGAAATTGTTTCTGTTTCATAACCATAGATGTATGCTTTACCTGGTGATAAAACAACATTAGCGTATGCAGAATTATTTGCACTTGTTTCTAATGAAAGCGTAAATGGACGAACTGTGTAATTACCAGACTCATCATATGTTCGTCTGGCTAAAGAATCTTCTAGAACGGAATAAAGTGGATACTTTGCCTCTTTTGTAAGTACACCCTTTTGAATTTGAGAAATCTCAATAAATTGAGTTGTATCTGTTGAGTCTAAAGTTCTTGTAGCAAGTGTCAATACAATCTTGTACCGATCTGAACCAGGTGCTTGATAATTACTTGCTGTTTGTGCAGGATCAAGTAAAGATGTATCGCTTGTGGGTTCAACAATAACTTCACCAACTTCAAAACCAACACGAACATTAGCCGTATTGGCGCTATACTTTGAGAGTGCTACCGTTTGAGGAAGATTCTTGATAAAGAAACCTTCGTAATAAAAAATACCTTCATTGACAGAAAATATTTGTGCTTCTCCAGTTCCTGAAGAAGCTATGTTTGCATAAACTGGATTTGTTTCAAGCGTCTGTATTGTTTCGCTATCAGTAAATGGAGTACCAATTATCTGTTTGATATAAAGAGTTTTTGGTTCACCTGTCGTTGTGTTTTCATCATATACTTTGATAACTTCTGCTTGTTTTGTTGGATTCGTTGGATTATCAACGAGTGTTTTACCTTCAAAGTCATTGATATTTACCGTAGTTTCTGCATACGCTGAAGACACATTTAGATAGGTTGCAGTCTGAACAACTGTTTGTCCACCACTTACCAAAGAACCATTGACAAAAACATGATTACCAAAACGACCTACTTGATTTTGTAGTAGAGTTTGAAGTTGAGTTAATTCTCTGGCTTGAACAGCATATCCAGGCTTAAACAACATGCGAAGAAATAGTTTATCTTCATCAAAATCGTCGTAGTATGGATTTACATTAAAATTAGTATTAAGTGCCATTTATTAACCTTTAGAATCTAACAATAAGTTTGATATTTTCAGCTTGACCATCTTCCCGATCAATCTTAGTAACATTTTCTGCGTAAATAATATCGCCTGTATATGGTTCCAGTTCTGGATTAGATGAACTAGTAATTATTCGTTGCGTCCCAGAGTTTGCTCCAGTCAAAGTTTCACCAGCAGAAAACGAGCCGTATTTATTGGAAATTTTGATAACGTTGGCATCTTGATCAACGACAAAACCATATGCTTTTGAGTTTGCTGGATCAGATCCCTGATAAACATACTCATCTAACTGATAAGATGCGCCAGAAAGCACAGTAACGTTAGACGTTTGAACAAAGATTGTATTTGCGTTTGCTAAAGAAACTGCTCCAGTATTGCCATATTTATGCGGGTTTATCAGCAATCCATACTGTCGGAAGTTTGTATTTGCTGATATTTTACCACCTTCGGTCGTATCAATTTCACCAATTCTAACTGCAACCATAACGTTATTGGCAAATAATTCTTTTGAAGGATTATAAGCGTGACCGTATTTTGGTGGCAAAATAACTCTAGCTGTTGCTCCTGAACCGGAACCATAAACGTAAGCGTTTGCTATAGTATAGTTTTTACCAATTGTTGTGACAACAATTTTTGATATGTTTGCTTGTGTTACTGTTGCGTTTATATCAGTATTTGATAAAACAGTATTTGCGATTGCGCCTGTTCCATCTCCGTTTATATAAACACGTGTTGCAAGAGCCAACTGAGTCAGTGTATTTGAACCACCGCCATTTGCTGTTGTACTTGAAGAGAGAGATATATTTCCGTTAGAGTTTTCAATCGCGGTGATGTATGTTCCTGTCGGTATACCTGTTCCAGAAATAGACATATTGGCTAGATTAGCTAATGAAGACACACTAAAAATATTACGAACTAAAACTGTATTTGAGAAATGTAAATGCTTCGTTCCTGAAGCATAAGAATCAACTACAATATTAGATGCTTCACGATAATTTGAGCCGTTTGCTGTTACAATAATTGAAACGAGTTCTCCAGAAACAACGCCAGTTGAGCTTACATCATAATCGAATTGTGCTGTTGATTCTGGTACTGGTATCCATTCTGAAGTCAAAAATTTGTTTGATGACTGTACACTGTACATGTATTTCCAAATGTAACCATCAGATGTTGCAATATTACCATTTGATGTTGTAAAATCGCCAGTAGGCATTACTGTTGAGTTTGATGTTACACCATTTGAAGAAATCGCATTAGACACACACTTATACACATTTTTTTCTGAGGTCATTACATACATGCCCTTCAGATTTTGCGTTGTATTTGCAGAGAGAAGTGTGCTGAAAGATATCGTATCATCATACTGACGATACTTTGTATTTGCTGTCCAAAGAACACGAGGAATTACCAGTTCAACATCGCCGCCTGTAACTTTTTTAGCAGCAATCATATTGTCCCAAATACTCTTTTCTGTCTTTACTGTATCTTCAAGATTTGGTGGACTTCCTTCATCTGCCCATGCTGTATGATTACCAATAAAGACGTAACCGACGGTTGTATCGGTATTGGAAGAAAATGCTTCCTTGAAGTCTTTTGCAGCAATAATTTGAAGTTTTTTCGTGGTTACTGAAGTCATAATTTTTATTTATTATGGTATTGGTGTGTTACTGTTCAAAGTATATACCAGATTTGCTAAACGATCAATTGCAGCATAAATGGTTGTTGGCGGTGAAGTTGCCCAAATTGCTGAATTTGCAGCAGTATAATCATCTGCTGTATTTGCGGCATTGAATGCTGCATTTGCATGAATAAATCCACTGTTTGCATGAACAAAAGATGCATTAGCTTGAATGAATGCAGCATTTGCAGTATTACTCGCATTGTTTGCGTTTGCATCAAGTGTCAGCGCAAGAAGTGAATTTGTCAGCGCAGTATTCGCAGTATCAAATCCAGAATTTGCATGATTGTATACTAGAGTTACTGTACTTGATACAGAATTTGCTTTATCAAATGCACCATTTGCATAAATCGCAGCAGAGTTAGCCACATGTGATGGCGTGTTTGCAGCGATTGCATTTCCGTTAGCAAGAACGAATGCGCCGTTTGCGTAGATTGCAGCAGAGTTTGCAACACCCGAAGCAGTATTTGCGGCAATTGCAATTCCATTTGCAGCATCAAACGCAGAATTTGCTTGAATAAATGAAGCATTTGCTAAAGTCAATCCAGAGTTTGCAACGCTTGACGGCGTGTTAGCTGCAACTGCAATTCCGTTTGCTAAGACAAACACTGCATTTGCTTGAACAAACGAAGCATTTGCATGGTTATATCCACTTGTTGCTGTTATCTGTGCGCCACCGGCAGTAATAACTGAATTATTTGCTGTAGTAAATGCACCGTCTGCACGTGTACAAGCAGTATTCGCTTTTGCAAAAGCGGCATTGATATAATTTGAATCTACCGAAGTTGATATAGTGTTCGCAAAGTTGAAAGCCGCATTTGCATGATTGAACGAAAGATTCGCAGTCAGACTTGGCGTATTAGCTTTGACGAATGCACCATTTGCATAAATCGCAGCAGAGTTTGCAACATGTGATGGCGTATTAGCTACCAAGAAAGCAGAGTTTGCATAAGAAGCAGCAGCATTTACTGTATCATATGCAGAATTAGCTTGAATGAATCCAGAGTTTGCAACAATAAACGATGCGTTTGCTTGATGGAACGAATTGTTTGCAAATGTATTTACTGTATTACTAAAATCAAAAGATGCATTTGCATGATTGAATGCAGCGTTTGTTAGAGTGAATCCTGTGTTTGCTTGAATAAATCCTGAGTTTGCATGATTGAAACTTGCGTTGGCTGTATTTCGTGCATACGTATCTGTTGCTGCACCAGTCGCAGTATTAGCGGCGTCAAATGCTGCGTTTGCATGAATGAACGCAGAGTTTGCATGAACAAATCCAGAATTTGCATATGAGCCAGCAGAGTTTGCTACATGCGATGGAGTGTTAGCAGAAATTGCTGTTCCATTTGCTGTCAAAAATGCCGAGTTAGCATGAATAAATGCCGCATTTGTTAGAGTGAATCCTGTGTTCGCTTGAATGAATCCTGAGTTCGCATGATTGAAACTTGCATTTGCATGAATAAAACCAGAGTTTGCATGATTGAATGATGCGTTCGTTCTTGCAAAACCCGTGTTTGCTTGAATGAATCCAGAATTTGCATGATTGAAACTAGCGTTGGCTTGATCAAATGCAGCATTTGCTTTTGCAAATTCTCCGTTACCGATTCGTGTGTCTAAGACACTGATGGTCATTTGTTTGGTTACAGGAGTTCCAGAACTTTTATCAACAACAAGAATTACCGTGTTATCGGTATTTGCGTCAAGCGCAGTCAATGTTGTGAGTGATGTAATTTTAGTTGTTGTACTCATTTTTAGATTCTAAGAATTAGTGATGATTCGGTTTCCAAAATAATTTCATCTTCTGTTGTAATTAGTTGTGCGCTGAGATTGTCAGACGCAAGATTATCCAGTCCTGGCAGAACTCTTTCTGATGTCAAAATAATCATCGTTTGCTGATTTGCAAGCGTATTGAATGGGCTTGAAACAGTCAGTTCTGTATTACTTATAATACTATTTACAGTGCGTATTACATTGTTTACAGCAATGTTGGAGCCAATTGACAAGAATCCTAATGCGTTTGCTGTATTGAATTTTGTTCCTGTACCAATAACAAAAATCGTGCTGTTGACATTGACTGTGCCGGCAATTGTATATGAATATTCATCAAGTGAGAAATTTTTTGTTTCTGCTGTTGTGATTGAATTTTTCTCAGCAACATTTTCTTTGTTGAACCAGCTATAGTCAATATAGCCTGCTGGATGAATCAACTCTTTGAATATGTTTTTATATCGTGAAAATTCAACTTGTGAAGAAAGCACATATGAATAGTTGATGAAATATTCTTCTCCAGGTAATCTTCTATCACTTGAAGATAATAACGAATCGGATGTTCTCCAACGACCTTCTGAATTCGTAATTGCCTGTTCAATTTCAACATTACCTTTCGCACCACTGCCAGTTTCAGATTGAAAAAATACAGTAGGCTCATATTTATATGCTTGTCCAGGATCTTTGACACGAACTGAAAGAATCTCACCGGGTCTTTTTGTACCAGCAGCAGATAGTTGTTCGCCGTCAGATACACAAGAGTGGATAAATATATCTGCTCCAGTTCCTGTTGTTGAAGAAATTGTAACTGTTGGAAAATTATTCTGCGTATAATTTATTCCACCAACAGGATGTCTTTCGTATGCACCGACTCTTCTTCCTGTTGATGTTGTAGTAAATGCGACATTCACGTTGACACTTGTTGCACTTGCAATTGCATTGACAATTCTTGTTTCATTATTTACAATGATTCTATCACCAATAGCAAGTTCAGTATTGAACTTTGTTCCAGTGCCAACAATTGTCACATTTGATGCTTGTATATTTGCCGTTCCAGTAATACGACTTGGCTGCATGTATATACGTTTGACACCGCCTGTTGATGTTACTTCACCAACAACAGCAGCGGCACCTTCACCGTAAGTTCCTAAAGGATTTGCGCCAAACACCACTTCATCACCCGGAACATATCCACTGCCAGCTGTAACTATGTCAATACGGCCGATACCTTTGAGCGACTTGACTGAACGTTCTGCTGAACCAGTCATCGGTTGAAAAATTGCACCATTTGCATCCAAAATAGGAGCAGTGTTGACAACACCTGTTGCACTCAACAAAACTAATTTAGAGATTGATCCAACAGTCAGCGTTTGAAAACTCAACGCATCGGCAATTTTTGTGTTCACATTCTGTGAAGCAATTTTTGGTGATGGAAAACCATAGTCAGCAGAAGAAATCAAATTACTTGAATGATTTGAAATCAAGTCTGTTGCAACAACATAAGTGTTTGCGCCAAATTCTCCAGAAGTATCAATTGCATCAACAACAATTCTAGCAACTTGATTATTTGGACTTATTGTAACATTTGATGTGACTGTGAATATTGCACCACCATCAGATACGTTGGCAAATTCAATTGTGCCAGAGAACACAGAATCAACTTCACCTAATGCTTCTTTTTTTGGTGCACCACCAGTTAGAATTGCAAAATCACCTACTCTGTAACTTTGTCCACCATCAATAACATTGATTTTACGGATAATAGAAAATGTTTCTGTGCGAACATCAACTTGATTGCCATCAGCATCAATGATTGGAATAAGTAAATCTTCACCGTTTGCAAAAGTTCCAACAACGCTACTCTTACTTACAACAAGTTCAACAGGAAATCCTAAATTGATTTCATCTGTAATGACTCTCTTTGTTGCGCTTTCAATGAGTGCTGAAGCACCAGAAATGCTTCCTGTTACTTTTCTATTACCAAACAAACTAACGTCAAAATTCAAATAAAGCACACGAATTTCTGCATTGTTGCTTGGTGCTGTATTGAATACTAGTTTTGAATACTCCTTGAGAGTATGAAAGTTATTTGTTTGAAGAACATTATCAATGTACACAACAATATCATCGGACGCAACTGACTGTGCCAGTGTAAACGTTTTAGCAGTTCCGTTACCGCGATGATAACTTTGAATGTTTTTTGTTGTTCTGAGAATGCTGTTAGATACCCATTTACCATCTGACGCACGAAGGATATTATCTTTAGGATAGATAACATCTACTTCTTGACCAAATAGCAAACGAAATAAAAACTGAAATGATTTCTCGGATCCTTTTGCCAGATATAATGGCAAAGCTTTTTTGATAAGTAACGCTTTATCAATCGCAACATCTTTTGGAAAAAGTGTTGCAAAAGAATTGAAGAAATTGTTTTCAAAATCATTGATTGATTCATCAACGTCAGAAACATTACGAAGTGCTTTTGCCGCATTCGTCAAATCATTTTTTTGCGTTCCTTGTTTCTGCTCAAGAAACTCATAATATGCTTCCAAAAATGATTGAAACAAAGGATACTCATTCCGAACAAATTCCGGAAGTTGACGATTGATAAGTACCGATGTTCTAAGACTAGTATTTGCAGCCATTATACGATTTCTAATGTGGTAACAATTGCCAATGGATCTTCTTCATCTATCGTAATGATAGTGTTTTTAGCTGTGCTAATAATACCTTTTTCAGATTCAAACGAAAGACGAATGAATCCATCAGGCGCAGATACACTCAAAATGCGAATATCAGTTATTGCCACAACTCCATTATCATAATCAATTGTACCAGCATTTGAATTGACAATTTGTTTTTGTGAAAAATCATCGTAATAAACTGTCTGTAATGAACCTGTTCGTGCATCAATAATAGCTTCTGCTGTTGCACCAAAACCATTACCACCTGTGATTGATACAGTAGCACGTGTATAATTGATACCGCGATTTGTAATTGTTACATTTTGCAATGTGCCGTTTACAATTGTTGCTGTTGCAGTAGCGCCTGTTCCGTCGCCTGTAATAGTAACAGTTGGTGCTGATGTATAATTCTGTCCAGGATTCAAAATACGAATTGATGCAATGCCTGTATAAGACTGCGGCAACTCTTCAAAGAAAATTTCTCTTTGTGTTCCAGTTGAATCAAAAACAACAAACTGTGTTGATGTCATTTTGTTTGTGACTGTTCCACGATGTAAAGGAACATTGAAATTTATTGTATACGGAGTTGATGAACCTAAAGATGGTTTGAATCTCTTTTGAACACGAACAACAACTTCCGAACCAATAATCGTATTTGTATCAACAGCATCAACTGCATCTTGTGCCTTTGATAAAACAAAAGTTGACTCAAACTTGTCAAGATTATTGTCCTTGTATTCCAAGATAGCAGACAGTACATTATTTTTTAGTTCATCTCCAGTCAATATCGTTTTCTTAGGATTATACAAGACATTTGAATTTATCAACAAGTAAAGATATTCTGGATCACGAATAATTGTGTTGACTGCAACAATCGCTTTTGGTTTGATTATGTCATCAATAATTTTTTGTTTCTCAACATCTGAGACATAGTAGCCTGTTTTAGGTTGCATTGAAACAAAAACTGTACCAAAAACAGGGGGGTTTTCATTTTCACCACCCCAAACAGAAATAGAGTTGATTGTTGGATAATTCTTTTTGATATATGCAGCATAATCTGAATATGTAACTAATCTGTTTTGAGTAGTGAATTGAACAGGAGCGGAAAACTTGATCTCATCAATACTTTCTTTTTCTGCACCACCTGAAGCCGGACTTACTGGATCAACAGCAAATTCAATTTCTGCATCATTCAGAGAATCAACTAAAGATTCAGTTATAACAAAATTATTTGCTCTGTTTGCCAACTCACCGTTTGTTGTGAGATATTCAATTGTAATAACAGAACCATCTTCTAGTTTTTTTCCTATTTTATTATCACCAAAATAAATTTGATATTCTTCGGATAGAGACTCTTGTAGGAAAAATACTTCAGATTGAGAAGTTGTATTACTTGAATCAGTCGCTAAAAGATAAACGGAAACTTGTGTGTTTGATGCACTCGGCTGAACAGAAACTCTAATCGTTGATGTATCAATTGATGTGTCAGGAAGCAAAAATACTTGTTTTGGATTTTGCGCTTCACTGTGAACATACAAATAATTTACAAGTGTACCCTCATAGATAGGTAAGTTTATAAAAGTATAGTCTGTATTAGATTTCGTTACCGTTGTGTCTTCTAAAGTAACGAAATTGTAGCTGACACCATCAACATCTTCTGAGAAGAATGTATATCCTTTAGGTATAGTTAAAGTTCCTGCTGTATTTGTAGTTGTGTTTCCTGTGAAATTGATAAACGCTCTTGCTGCTTTACGGGAATAAGGAACATATCCTAAAGATTTTGCGTGAGAGACAACCGAATTACGAAGCAAAGCTGTATCCATAAAAGCTTCGTTTGCAACCATATTCAAATAATATGCTTGATAGTGCGTATTGTATGCAAGAATATCAAGCAGAACGCTCAGACCAGAACCCTCAAAATTATAATCAGTAAACTCCGACTGTTGACTTAAAAAGTCTTTTAAATTTTCTTTGATCGTATCAAAGTCAAGTTCGGTTACTCGTAAACGATCTACCATTTTATCTAATTCTCTCTAGAAAAAAATTGATTGTAATTGTGTCTTGGCTGTTCAGTATATAAAATGTTAATTTAACATTATAACGATTTTCATCTGGTATTGGATCAGCAATAATCTCAGTAACAGAAACTCTAGGTTCATAATTTGCTATGACTTCTGTTATTGCTCTCTCAAGGTGAGTTGATGTAATTTCATCAAGCGGCTCAAACAAAAGGGCCCTGACATTACTTCCAAAATTTGGATTGAAAGGCTTTTCATAAAAGTTTGTAAAAACAAGATTTTTAACTGAATTTATTACAGCATACTCATTTAGATGCTTAGTCACATCTTTTTTTACAGGATGAACATTAAATCTTAAATCCAAGTCCCTGTAAGTTACATTCGTTGGAATTAATGGGTTATTTTGTACAATTATTGATGCCATGTCTTATTTATCTCAGTTTCCGATGAACACTGTGCCAGAGCTGCCTATGATAGGCTGATTTCCAATAGTATCATCATTCTGAACCAAGTCGCCTTTTCTAGCGGCTCCGTTTGTTCCTTGATTCAGATTGATTGTTTTACCGTTTATTTTTATGTCGCCAGTAACATTCAAATTATAATTACCGTCAACGTAAATTTGAACGTCACCCTGAACATAGATTGCATCATCTCCGGCAACTACTGTGTATTTGTCTTTTTGAATTCTTTCTGAACGTGAGCCATCTGGTCCCCATTCTGTGTATGAACCTGAGCGGTGATAGATGTGTACACGCTCTGCATCTTTTGTATCATCAAATTCTAACGCATGACCTGATTCTGATTCATAAACATTGTTGTATGGATACTGTGCTTTATAGTACGACTCTGGTTCAACTTTATTTGCTTTGTTAGCCTTTTTATTCTTTACAATCTCAGATGGATATTTGGCATCGTTCCTTGCAAGTCTTGACGTTGTAGGTTCATCTAGTTTTCTTGGATAAGGAGTTGCTTTTTCATCAGGTTTTACTGGAGCAGATTTCAACTGTGCTTCTTTTCTTTGATCGTTGAAACCTTTTTGAGAATCAGCACTCTTTAGTGGTATCTTAGGAAAAACGCCAACCATAACAGGCTCTTGACCATTTTGTCCATCTTTAAAAAAACCAAACACCATATCACCTTCACGTGGTGTATGCATGTTAGCAAAAGTTAACGGAACAATTGTTTCTGCCCAAGGTAAATCTTTTGTTTGTAAACCTAGTTTATTTTCGGTGTGCCAGCCAACACAACGAACACGGCAACGACCCAACTTGAGTGGATCGTTACGGTCTTCTACAACACCGATGAACCAATAAAAACCATCTTTACCAATAAAACTATTTGTTTTTTGTGAGTTTATCATAATGATTACGAAGTTTTCTTACGTGCCAATGCATCTTGTTGTGAAGTTCCTGTCATCTTTCTTTTATCTGTTGTAGAATCCGTCATGACTTCTATAGTCGTGGTATGTCTGTTAAGGGCCAAAGTGTGTCGTGTTGCAGTAATAATATATTTTCCATTCAACGACTCATCTTTTCTCGTATCGTTCGGAGATTTTACTGCAAACGGAGCAACATCAAGATTTACCATTTTTCCAGAAGTGAGTGAAAAATTACCAGGCATGGCAACTTTTAATTTTCTTGAAGCTAAATTTGAAAGAATAAATTTTCTTTGTGTGATTATTTTTTCATAACTTTCATTGAAGTTAATTGAACCTGGAGAATTCTCTTTTATATAATTACTCTTTGTTCGTCCATCTATTCTAGAATATACAGATTTATTTGAATCATATGAATTTAGTAAACTTGTACCGTTTACGTTTGTCATATTAGTTGACAATGGATTTTTATTAGCATGTTGTGATTTTGAATAAACATCATCAAAAGTGTTTTGTTTTACTCCAACAAATCCTGTTGATGTGTCAAAACCAACTAGAGAACTTGAAAAAACACCACTTTGTATTTTATCCACAATATCAGTTTGCGATAGTATTTCAATTCCTTTTGCCATGAACATTTCAGTTTCTGGAGTCTCACGTGTCAGATTTTTTGAACCAAATTTTATTGGTTGAGGTAACACTTCTTTTTGAGATAGAAGAGTGGATAATCTGACGAAATTCATACTTGTATTATCAGAGTAAAAAACAAAATCAGGAATTTGATTTATACCTATGGCTCTTTTTGCACACCACTCAACGGCTTGTAATGGGTTCAAATTAGGCACAACAATCTTTCTTTCACCAAAAGATTTTTCAACATTTAGTGTTTGTTTTGTTTTTAGAACATCTGATAAAATAAGA